CACGACCGGCAATGTTGCCATCAGTTCTGCCTATTCAGTTCAAGTGAGTACGCCATCTTGTCACGCGCATCGAGCAGGGCCACACATGCACGCTCAATCGTGATGCAGCAGAAGATCTTACCCGGCGACGTCATTCCACCACAGTAAGGACAATGGATGTCGAATAGCTCATCGTTGCGCGCCATTGTATCCAGCTGCTGCGATACATACATCAGCTTGTCGTGACCGCCTGCCGCTGAATCATTCATATCGTCTTCCGAATAAATCTTTTGCCAAGATTACCGCGTGACCGGATGCTTGGATTGCTCGAATGCGATTCCTTTTCCGCTTCCTGCAACTTAGAAACGCCATGCCTTTTGGCCGCTGCCGTTAACGCGCCTGGATGCTTTACTGCCTTCTGTATCCACTTAGCCATCTATTTCCTCCGTGCTGCTTGTGTCAAGCTGCCAGCGCCATTGCCTTTACGATCTACATATTCGCAACAGTCTTTAGCGTGAACTTCTACGCCACCATCTCGTTCCGGCTGCTTCGATCTTGCAACCATAGTCTTTTGAGAACAAGTGTTTTTCGAGAAATATCTGCAATTTCCGCATTCAAATGGGCCTTTGCTGTCATATTTCTCAAAACCAGTGCCGGATTCTCCTTTAACCTGGGACGAATCAATTGCAATCATCGTTTCCTCGCAGCCTTGCGCAGAGCCCCTGCCTTCTCAGGCAATCCCTTTTCAGGTGTGGATGCGAAGTCATGCAGCTGCGTGTGCGACATGCCCAAAAGGGACTTGTTGCGCGCATACAATTTATTCGGTTCGTGTTCGGCGATGGCAGTCGCGATTCGTTGCTTGCGACTTAAGGCGGGCATTGCGTGTCTCCTCTATGTACCTTTTAAAGCATCTGGCACATAGATCGTGCTGCTTGTCTATGTGCCAGTACTTCCGTTTTCCCGTCCCGCGAAAGAGTGTCCGGCGACCGCATTCCGAACATCCCTTCGGCGTGCCCATTAGTACAGAATGTGGGTGGAAACCACCAGCAATCCAGCATCTACCGGAGCACCCGCGGCGCCCGCATACCAGCTCTGCGCGAATGGAGTCGTATTGAACCCTGTATAGTCGAGCACCACAACATTGGCCCATCCATGCAGCGTCCCCAGGAAGGTAACCAAAGCTGCATGCGTAGCCGCTACTGCTTGCTGGCACCTGAGATCGACTGCAACCAACCCTCCGCCGGCAGCATGTGCAGCATTCATGGCTTCTACAATTCCACCATCGCCTGAACGAACCTGATCGCCGGAGCCGTGTGCAAAAGCGAATACTGCCGTGATCAAAATCTGCCCCAGACTATTAATCGATACGGCAGTCGGAGTCACTGTCTCAAGCGTGGTGCTTGCGCCAACCGTAATCGGCGTAGGTTGAAGCAGGGCTGGGGCAATAGGCAATCCAGCCTTAGTGAATGCCGTTGTAGGTGAGCAGGTCAGTGTATAGGTTCCAGCCACATTGCTGCCGCTGATGACCTGTAAAGCCGGAGCCTGCGGATTCTGCCCGTAAGCAAAATCGAATGCGTTCCAAATGCCTGCAAATGCTGTAATACTCACTTAATTCTCCTGTGGGCAGATGCCCTCTCTAACCAATGTTTACATTGACTGGAGCTAAAATCAGCTGCCCGCCACTTACCGCTACAACTGTGAACTCAATTCCGTTCACCCAAACACTTTGCCCTGCCGCGAACGGCTTCGACCTGCGCACTTCATACGAAGCGTTCGCATTTAGATCAACCGCCATAACCACCCATGCTCGGCTCTTCTGCTTCCTCATGGCCGTCTTCACCGTCTTCTGACTCTTCACCGCCATCAAAGAAGCTGCCTACATGGTCCTTCAGCTCCTCGGTCGATCCATGCTCGTGCGGTCCATGATGCTCACCTGACTCATGAACTCCATGCGAATGGATGCTCAGGCCATCATGCTTGATATGCATGTGCTTGTGATCCGGCTCCGCCTTATGAGCCATATGCATCAAAGCCGCGCCTAGGTGTTCGTGCTGTTCGCCATCTCCGGTTGAATAGCCGCCATCGCCTGACTGGTGAAGAGTCTGCGTCTCATGCGGCTCATGTTCGCCTTCGACTGTGCCGTGCTCCGTAGGCTTCTCTTTGCCCTTGACGGACATATCTCCGCCCTTAGGCTTTCCGCCCATCATCGCCATTGCTTTTCCGAATGCCATTAGTTCTCCTTCACGTCTAAGTCGTCTACAGATTGGGTAACCGGTTCTGGAGCTGCTTCCGGTATTGGAACTTCAACAGGAAGGTTCGGAATAGTCGCATCCACAATGTATTCATCCAGAAAATGCAACACTTCACCATGCTGTCCCGCATTCAATACCAGTCCAGCACGGTACAGATTGCTCACAAACTTCTCTTTCGCCAGCTGCACAAAATCAGCCATTACCTTCCTCCACTTTCATCTGCTCGGCCACAATCTTTGCATTCTCGGCATCGACCAGTTTCCTGATTTCAGATGCCGAACCTACTTTAATCACCTTCGTTACCGGAACTTTGGCCGCTCCGATCATATCAGCAAGCTTCTGTTCTGCTACATGTGCTTTGAGCGTCAGGCTCAGTACTTCTGATTCCAGCTGAGCATACTTTTTGTCCAGCTCTTCATGCACAAACTTTACAACTGAACTAACTTGAATCTGATTCTCAAGCTGCTGAAGCAATATGTCACGCTCTTTTTTCACCCAGGGAAACAGATAGTCAACGACTGCCTGCTTTGACATGTGGTCACCTCATCCACGAAGATCGCCGTCCCGCTTGCTGGCGTTTTACATCGGAAGTATGCCTAATCTGCTCCATTGCCTTACTGTGAACCGATCTCTCAGGATTATGCGCCCAAAGCTCTTGCCTTACAACAGAATCCGGTTTCTCTGATGGCTTTCCCAGTATCCAGTAGATTCCATATCCAGCACCCTGCAATGGATCGTCGCCTAGAAATGAGGCTATCTCTTCGACCTTATTCTCATCCCGTGGCGCTGTTCCAATGCACTCAATCAGCCTTGGACATGCATTCGAGATGATCCAGTTAGGCATCTGCTTCGGTAAGCCATCGACCGTATAGCCAACTGCGATCCTGCGCCGCAGCATGTTGTACATGGTCTGCTCGCGCCCAATCTTGTCGCGGCCTGAATTGAACGGTGCCGGTAGGCCGGCAGCCTGCAACAACTGTGTCATTCGCTTCGCAACTGAATTCGGGTTTGATCCATAACTCTTTGTGGTTTGGTCTGCAAATGCATCGTGCGAGAAAGGGAAACCCTGGTAATCGGGAGCGCTTCCGTCATCGTTCAGCGACTCTTTGATGATCAACTCAGCCAGCATTTCAGGATCGTGGTGCTTCACCAACCGTTCTTTGTATGTTCTTAGTACCCCGAAATCGTCCATGTAATGCCAATACAGTGCAGCCCAATGCTCGAATCCCCAATCACCTGATATCCAGCGCCTGTGCCAAGGCTTCGGAACTGCCTCATATGCCTCACAAACATTTACCGCAGCATCGAATGCTCCGTAGAAGTATCCGCCTACTACATCCCACGATCCTTCCATGAGCGCGTCCCTGATTGCCTTTGGATAAGCCATCAGGTTCTCAAGGAACACAGGATCGTTCGCGTAGATGGGGTTATCTAAGTATGTACACGGAAAGTAGGCATACTTGCTCTTGTCATACGCCTTGCGTTGCTCTGAGTCCATTTCATCGCATGGAACCTTGTCAACAAACAGTCTGCGCACCCATCCAGCTCCTATGCCAATCGGATTCCCTGCACCGTCTTTTGTGCTGTATGGCGATACTGGACAGCGATTCCACGCGCTGATGCCCATCCACTGCTGGAATGTAAACTCGCAAAGCTCATCGTAGAATATCTTGTACCATTGACCCTGCCAGTCCCAAACATCATGCTCATGCTGCATTGAGCCAAAACGTGTCGTTGAACCATTACGCCATGTGACTTCGTAGTGGCCTGGTGACTGATTGAACTTGCGGTATAGCTCTTGTGGTATCAGCTCCCTGAATCTGGTTAACAATGTCGATTCAAGCTTTGGAATAGTCCTGCGCAGCATCAGCGTATGGACATGAGGAGCATCGTCTGCGTTGAACTCTTGACACGAATACATGTGCTCGACAATGCCGCACGCAGTCTTTCCCGGGCCAGCTGCGCCGCCTAAGAAGTTGTATTGAGCTGTGGATTTGTGGAAAAGTGCCTGTTTCGGATAAGGCATGTACTTCTTGTTGAAATCAATCAGGAAGCGATCTACGCCGGTTTCCATGATCTATGCCTTGCACCATTTCTGATGCCCGCGAATTGCTCCACAATTAGGACAGCAACAATCACTACGATGTGGAGCATCTTCGAGTTGAGATGGAATAATAGTAATTGCGTTAAGCTTTAAATCATCAAGATTTTGCAATCCTTGGCTTAAACTAGCCAAACAATATGACCGTAAACTCATCCCAGCTTCCAATGCTGATTTCTTCAATAACTTAATCAGCTCTTCTGGGGCATTCCTTATATTCAAGTCTGCCATGTAACAACTGTAACAAAAGATGTAACAAATGTCACATCAAATATCGCCAAATTACCGTGCAACCGTTACGATTGCCGCCCCAGGATCGCTGGCGAATATTAGCCTTACGAATGGCCCAGTGCACACAAAGAAAACTGCATTTGCTGCTGCAACCAAACCACATGGCAGATAATGCGCATCTACGTCGTCCTGAGATGCCTGTATTGTTGCTGCTACCGCGGAAGGATTAAAGAATGCGAGTATCCCTTGTTGTCCCGCATCTCGTCCTACTGCAATTGCTTGTGTCGTAAATGGTGCACTAAGCGACGCATTTGAAAGCACTTGCACTTCGCCGACGCCAAGGTTAACAGTCAGT